CGGTCTTACTGGAGAATTAGTATATGTTAATTTTTCTGGAGGATTTGGAACTGGACTGACAAAAGGTTCTGCTGCCCCAAATACAGAATGGGATTCCACGAAAAGACAATTAACAATTGATCAAATATTTTTTAGAGAATCTATCTTTTTGAATAGTAATTGGAATGCTGCTGGAACGAATCCATTTGATTTTGTCCCCGATGCTACAGATTTTAGTTATTATGGGGGACTGACGGGAACTACAGGAAATACTGCTGGAACATCTTCAATTGAAAATGAATTTTTTCCAACACTTAGATTCTATTCGGGAACTCAAGAGTTTAAACCAGACGATGCTCCTGAAGGATTTACATTAACACAAAAAATAACAATTGGTTTTACTGCTGGTGCTACGACAGAATATATTAATTTTATTCCATCAGAAGGTATAACATACACTAGCACATACGAACCACAAAAAATAAAAAGAGATATAATAGGTTCTTGCTGTTATTGCAAACAACCAGATGCAGAAGGACTTTCAGTCAAAACATGTTTAGACTATGTTTCTAAAGATTTTTGCGAAGCAATTTCTGGTGTCTTCGCAACAGATTCTTGTATAGATCGTTCAAGTAGTTCAGATTGTTTCTTCGAAGGTGCTTGCTGTGTATACGATTTTGATACAAATACGACTAAGTGTGTAAACACTAATGCAGAACTTTGTTCAAAATTCAATGGTGTTTTCTATGAATCTAAGAGATGCGGTGAAGTTTGGGTAAATGGAACAATATTTACATGTCCATCTTCAATATGCAATGTTGGTCCAGGTGAAGTTGGAAAGTGTTGTATTTCTGGAAGATGCTACAATCTAACCAGAGCGGATTGTGGTTCAATATCAGGTGCTACATGGAGTGCTGGAGTATGTCAAACTGAAACAGGAGATCCAACATGTTGTGCATTATTAGATTTGAATGGTGCTTGCTGTGTTGGAGATAATTGCACAGTAACCGATCCTTCTACATGCATGAACAACAATGGAATCTTTAAGGGATTCGGAACGAATTGCAATGAGATAAGTTGCTGTGGTTACACATTAGTTAATGATTATTTTAGAGGATCGTGTGCTGATTCATGTAAGGCATTGGGATCACAACAAATTTATTCATGCATCAATGTTGGAGATAAAATTGGTGGAGGATATTTTGTAGGTTTTGTTGGTATGCCAAATCCTTGTGATCAATTTTTAAATCCATCACTTGCAGTTGGAGAACCATTAGAATGCTTATGCAATCCTCGTGGAAATATTCAAGGAAATCCAAATTGGAAATTAAAAACTTGTGCTGGAGTTAGCGGAAAAGATAATGCAGGGTCAATTGAATATTTTGCAAGAACATATCCTTTAGTGTTGCCAAAAGATTCTTTAGATTCACAATGCTTACTCAAGGCGGGAGTTCCATTCATACAACAAGCATATTCTACAAATGGAATTGAATGGCCTAGCGAAAAATTATTCTCTGGTGGATTTGGATATACCCCAAATCGCGGAGCAGATGCATTTAGTTTATTAGATACGGGTCTTGCAGTAGAATATTTTGATGGTTCAAATAATAATCTTTACAAGTATCTTGCTGGAAAAGTATATGGAACTTCAGATATTCATGTTCTATGGGCATTAATAATTGCTCCTGAAGATGTTGAAGTTTCTAGTTCCAGAAAAATCAGTTGGGGTATGATGCAAGGTTGTCATAAAGCAGGAACAACTGGTTATCCAATAGAAATAAATAAAGAAGAAATACCAACATATCCTGTAGATGGTCTATTAACAACAAGAATTCACGATGCATCTTCTAAAGAAAATCCAGATATCTGGTTCAGATCCGCTACTACAGATTCGAATGCATACAAACGATTTACATTTGGTTCTGGTTCTAATTTTGATTCAAGATATACTGAAACAGAACTAAAAACAGATAAAAATAAATTTAAAGAAGCATATGCAAGAATGTGGGATAATCAAAATCCTCTAGATTCTGCATTGAGACAAATTTCTATTCTAAATGAAACCCAATTGTATGGATATAATGATTGGTATATTCCAAGCATTACAGAACTAAATTACATATATGCTAATCTTAATAATTTAAATGCTTCTTTGGCGATAAATGAAGATCAAGTTATGGCAGGAACTGAATATTGGAGTTCTACCAGTGTTTCTAGACTTAATTATTGGGATACCATAAATCCATTAGATAAAGATTTTTATCAAATAGATTCACCAAACTTAGTAAAAGAACCATACCTTTCAAATAGTAGATTGACTAGTGAAAATAATTCATTTGGTTTAAATGAAGATGATGCTTATAAATTTACTATGTCTGTATCTAATGGTCAACGAATGTTAACACAAACATTTAATACAGACTCTACAAATATTAAAGGCATGATGAATTCCAGAGATAGATCTTCTAGAATTGCAAATCTAAGACCAGTAAGAAGAATACCACTCGTAGTTACATGTGACAACTTCAACTATACATTTAATATTCTAAATAATTATTGGACTAGCGGAAGCACTGGTTGTGCTTCTTGTTTAGATGTAGTGGAAGGACTTTGCTCACCGTGAGTAGCAGTGCAATTAACATAGTATATGTAAGAGGTCCGAGTGGACCAACAGGAACGCCAGGACCACAAGGACCAAGTGGTGGAACTGGATCAACTGGTTCTACTGGGCCCACTGGTGGTCGAGGTAGATATCTTTCTAGTTTTGTAATTTCTGGAAACACTGCTGTTGCCACATATAAAGATGATAATTATCCATCAGATACAATAATACAAGAAATATCAGGTTACTTTAGGGGAACTACAAATTTTGATCAAACTTCGGGATTGGTAATTGGTGCTACTTTTGATTCTGGAAATTCTGTTCCAATTTTATTCAGCGTCGCTGGTGGAACATTTAATTTTAAAGGAATTTGTGCATATGGGTCATTACGAGCATCATTAACTGGTGCAAATAATGAATATATTTCAATTGACAGTATTTATTATGGATACGATGTTATAGGAAACTATGATCCATCTACTTTTGATGGAAATAATATGTTGTATGTTGGAAATCCAACAACAGTGTATGGAGCAAAATTAAAATTTAATACCAATATAGGAACTGCTGGATTATGCGGAACCTATGATTTCACAAACACGACATCACCATCCACATCATCGTTTCATTTAAATTCTGGTGCTAGAATAAAAACACTTGGTCCAGTTAAACCAAATTCATTAAGTGGATTAACATCTACTAATGTTTTGCCTGGTGGTGCTGGAACAACTCAGGGTATGTTTATAGATGCAAATTCTGGTGGTGCTTTTATTCTAAGAACACCCATTGGAATAAGAGGAATCAGCGGTTCATTTAGAAAGAGTGAAATTGCATCTTTAACATTATTAATAGATTCTGATGATGTTTGGAATTTTCCAGAAAATGTATATTTTGAACCAGATGAAAATTTCTTAACTTGTGGAAAAAATATTATAGGATTACTTTCATATGATGGTGGTCAAACATGGTTAGCAACAGTTTCGCATCGTGGTCATGGAATTAATAATATTGAAAGGCAATGTATTCCAGGATATTTGTACGGATCTTGCTGTTATCAAGGTGTAGATAATACATTAGAATGTGTAGATTATACAACCAGATCAGTATGTGACAGACTCTTTGGAACATTCAATCCTGGACAACCATGTGAACAATCATGTGGTGCTGGTAATGGAATTTGCTGTACAAATGGAGAATGTAATGAAAATGTTTCTGTATCACAATGCGATCAATTTGGTGGAAACTATTGGACAGGAATAGATTGCAATTACGGTGGAGGAACATTTAATTATCCACCTGGAGAATTGACACCAGAAGAAATATTAGCACAGGGCAGATTCTGTTATGATCCATGTGGAGATCCAACAGTATGTTGCAAAGATGGACAATGTTTAGGAAATTATTCAAGAATACAATGCGAATTAATATTGGGTGGAAAATCAATTCCCGACATTTCATTGTGTTCATCAGTAAGTTGTTGTGATTATAGTACAATTGCTGGTGCATGTTGCAAGTGTAATATAGAAAGTGGAACTGTAATAGCTACATGTTTAGGAGTTTTATCATATGAAGATTGCTTAAAGCAAGGAGGAATATACACTGGACCTGGAAAACAGTGCGATGAGATTAGTTGTGGATGTTTGTGTAATGTAACTGATGATACTGGTGCTTGTTGTTTGCCAAATGATGGAGGATGTGTATATACCACAAGAGCAGATTGTGATCAAAAAAATGGTACATTTTATGTAGAAACACCATGTTCTGTAAATTTATGTGGAGTTTCCCCACCACCGCCACCGCCACCAACATCACCACCACCACCGCCACCAACATCACCACCACCGCCACCAACATCACCACCACCGCCACCAACATCACCACCACCACCGCCACCAACATCACCACCACCACCGCCAAGTAGCGATGGTAGCGATGGCAGCGATGGAGGAGGAGGGGGAGGAGGTGGAGGAGGTAGTAGACCACCTGATGATGATGATGGAAATGGTGATGGGGGTGAAGGAGGAGGGGGAGGTACTTGCACTACACTTGTAAATTCATGTTGTTGTTTGACACAAACTCACTGCCCCAATGGAGATGCAAGTCCAGCAACTGAGGAGCAATCATTTACTAGAAATTTATGTGCAGCTTTAGATAGTGCTACTAATGGAGGTTTGTGTTCTGTTTTTGAAGATTTTGGTCAAGTGTGTAACTTTGATACTGATGATATTGTTCGAAAAATAAATTGTTGTAGAGTACAAGCAACACCATCATGTCCACCGTGCAATGACTGTCAAGATGTAGTTCTCAGTGGATTCTGTGACAGTTGTTATGGTCAAGAGATGAGTAAGCAAAAAGCAGAAAGACTTCTTAATTTTTTAGGTTATTGTCCTGCAAATGCCTGTCAATGTGATGTATCCATATGTACAATTACTGATTCATGCAAACCAGAAAACACCTCATTTGATAATGTAGGTGGTGCTGGTTCTGGATGTGTTCGTGAAGGAGATTGGCCAAATCCACCATGGCCTCCAGGATCTACACCACCCGATGTTCCACCACCACCACCAGGTCAATCTAGTAGTAGTGGACCATATTGCTCAACTGGTTTTTGTCCAAACTATGGAAAATGCATGTCTAAAGAATGTACAAATTCTTCGGGAACAACAGTTACTTTAGAAACATGTGATACTGCATTTTTTGCTGGTTGTGGTGATAAAAAATGTGTATCATACAGAGATCCTTGTTGTGAAAAATTATGTGGTAAAATATGCAGCAGTAGCGATGATTCAACTCCACCACCAGGTCCACCAGATACTTCTCCAAATTGGCCACCAGCAAGAGGTTGTAATTGTCGTGTAATATCTGGTTGTGCTGACAATTGTGGTTTGAATGATCCAAGCATTCCATGTGGTGCATGTAATCCTTGTAGTTTAAATTGTAGAGGATTCCAAGTCAATGATTATTTGCCATCAACTGGGGGTGCTATAACAACAGGGTCATCGTCTGGATCTGGAGGATCAAGTAGTAGTGGATCTAGTGGATTAATCGGAACTCCAACATATAAATTGGTTGCAATTTACATTAATGATATTAAATATTGCATACCAATGGTAACGGATAAAGATGTTGAACTTTGCTTTAGCGGAGAAGAATCGTAATGTCAATACAATTTAGATCCAGAATAAAACCAGCAATTGATTATTCAACAATATTGAACAGTTATGGTGTTTGTTGTGATGAAAATAAAAACAAAACATACAAATCATTCTATGAATGTTTTACAGAAGGTGGTCATTTCATACCTGGAGGAACTGGATCGATAGATACAGTTTCATGTCCCGATAGAGATGAAGAAGTCGGATGTTGCTGTGCTTGTAAGTATGTTACTGATACCGATTATGATTTAATGGAAACATATCCACCGACAAATCCATACCTATCTTCTGGAACTAGAAATAATATAAGCAAATGTGAATGTAATAGATTGGGTGGAAAATGGAGCAATGGACCATGTGAGGATTTGACAGAGGATAATTGGTCAATATATTGCGTAAAAAACGATATAGATGTTCGTTATCCAAAATCATGTTGTCATTTATATTTTGACGAAAGCACTGGTTGGCCAGTTGGAATAAAATGTGAAGATGTTTGTTCATCATATGATTGTGCATTATTAGGCACAGAAACATATCCATCATATTTTGATTCGGAAAAAAGATGCACTATACCTCTAAGACCTGGAGATGATGTGACACAATGCGCTTCATCAGATTACTTTCCACTAGTAGCAACAAGAAGTTTATTGTATAAAAATTTTTCAATGGGTTCGTGTTATACTTTAGAAGATAACGATGGAACACTTGAGTATAATTGCACACTCACACCACAAGTATTATGTGATGGATATTGGGTTGCAGAACAAGATGAAAATAATGCATATTGCACTTCGTCATTCCAACCCCAAAATCCACAAAAAGTCAGCAATAAATATCAAGTTCAATCTATAACACAAGCAAATTTTGATGCTTTGGGATTGTGTGCTGGTGATCAGTTTCAGGGTGGAGTCTTTATTGGAGTATTTGAACCAACACCAAACAATCCACAAAGCAGTTACATATTTACAAATATTAATTTTAGCAGTTCAAGTAAAACTAGATTTTATGGAGATTCTGTTGGAGGATCTTCCAAGAAATGGGCAATCATTGTAGATGAAACCAGATATTCTATGCCATTTTTAAATGAACAAGAAGCGGACTTACATTATAATACTTCATTGTGGGATGGATACTATAACACATATGGAAATGGAAATAATTTTGATGGAATCAAAACTACATTGACAAATACACTAAGAGATGTACCACGAAAAGGATTTATGGATTGGTATATCCCATCAATATATGAGTTAGGTTTTTATTCTTTATATTTGTTAGAAAAGCAGAAAAATCAACCAGGATTCGTATTCAGTTCTAGTTATTTTGACACTTCAAAAATAAATGCTCCTGTCACAAAAACAAAATTAATTGATAATAATAGTTTCGTTTATGGACAAAATTTGTATAACTATAATGACAATTACTATTATACATATAGAGTCGGTTTGATTGATAAACGATCAACACAAACTGCTTTATTCTTTAGAAGAATTGTTATTGAGTAAAGGTGAATTATATGGGATGCGCTTGTAACAAAAATAAAAAAAATAATAATGGTGATAATATGAATAATGAAGAAAGCAAAAAAACTGCTGAAGAATTGTTATTTAGAAAAGCAGAAATCAAACAAGAAACTTCTGGCATAAAACAAAAACTTACCATGATGCAAAGTTTTGCAACAGCAATTACTTCTCGTGGTTTGAATAATGAAAAAGTCACAAAACCGATGAAACAACTTAGAGTTTTAAGTTGTTTTGGAAATAAAGGAGAAGGTGGAGTATTGCCACCATGTGAACATCTTAAGGAAAGTAAAACACCTGGTAAATTTTACTGTGGTGGTTGTGGATGTGGGGATAGAAAAGGAACATGGTTGGTTGGCAATGGGGAAGAATATAGTAAACTTGATTATCCAAGATTAAGTTGTCCATTACAAATGCCAGGTTTTACTAACTACGAAAAAGCAAAACAGGACGAGGCAATTGCTCCCGTGACGAGAAGGTACTATATCGAACAAATGTCATATAAAGACATTGAAGGAATGAATGTCACGACGCATGAACCTCCAATCAAACCCACAGAAGAACAAAAATAAAGAAAAAACTCTCCTTATAAATAAATTAAGGAGAGTTTTTTAATGGCAATATTACATCCAGACTCAAGAGAAACCATTATTGAATACGCACTTCGTGCTCTTGGACATCCTGTTGTCCAGATAAATGTCGATCATCAACAATGTGAAGATCGTTTGGATGAAGCGTTGGAATATTTTTCAGAAAGACATTTTGATGGTGTTTCAAAAGTTTATTTTAAATACCAGATAACACAAACTGATCTAGATCGTGGTTACATCGAACTTGCCGATATAGAATCACCAGATGGTTCAACAGAATCACCAAAAGGAACTGATATACTTTCAGTTGTAAAAGTTTTTAGATTTGGAACTCTTTCTGGTCTAAACATGTTTGATGTAAGATATCAACTTGCACTAACTGATTACTTTGGAATTAATCGTGGTTTAAATGGAAGTCAATCAACTCCATTAGCAGGATATCATGTAACAATGTCATATATTAGTTTGTTAGAACAATTTTTTACTCCAGAGAAATCAGTAAGATTCAACAAAGTAACTGGAAGAATTTATATTGATGCTATGGCAAATTCAGATTTGCCAGCAGGATATTATATTGTAATAGAAGCATATGCAATGCTTGATCCAGAATTATATACAAAAATTTATAACGACAGACTTTTGAAGAAATATGTGGTTGCACTCATTAAAAGACAATGGGGTGCGAACATGATGAAATATGATGGAGTTCAACTTCCAGGTGGAATAACATTTAAAGGTGCTCAGATATACCAAGAAGCATCTAATGAGTTACTTGCAGTAGAACAAGAAATGCTACGATCATACGAATTGCCAGTAGATTTCATGATGGGATAACCAATGGCAACAAATCCATATTTCAAAGAATACATTGGAGAACAAACTCTTCTTGACGATCTGACTGTAGAAACAATCAGAGTCATGGGAAGAGATATGATTTATCTACCAAGAGAGTATCTAAACCGAGATGTAATCTTTGGTGAAGATCCCACATCTAGATTTAAAAAGGGTTACATTATCGAAATGTATATCCAAAATGTAACATCATTCGGTGGTCAAGTTCCAATTATCAATAAATTTGGAATTAACATCACTGATAGAGTAACATTGCAAGTAGCAAAAACAAGATTCACAGATGAGATTGTAAAGAAACATGCAGATATCAAAGCACCAAGAGAAGGTGATTTGGTATTTTTTCCTTTCAATAACAGTTTATTTGAAATTAATTATGTTGAAGATAAAATTCCTTTCTTCCAACATGGCATATTAACAACATATACATTAACATGCGAACTCTTCACATACTCATACGAAAATCTTGATACTGGTATTACTGAGGTAGATATAATAGAAGATGAAAGAAGATATAATTTTATAAGAGTTTCACTTATACAACCTGGATTAAACGACTCTGCAAATTTTATAAAGGGAGAAAAATTATATCAAGTCAATGGTGTTATTGGATCGGATGCAAAATATGATGATGCTACTGCAACTGCTCATGTGGTAGATGCCGTTGGAAATGTAGTACTTTTAAGAAATATTACTGGTTCGTTCGTTGATGATCCATCGCAAACAATTAAAGGTCTTACAAGTAATAATGAATTCTATATTAATGGTATAACAATGACAGACATAGTTCAACTAGTAGATCCTGCATTTAGAAATGATGAATTAGAAAATGATTATTATAACAATTCATATCAAAAGTTAAATTTTAGTAAAGATAATCCATTTTCTGAGGAGTGTTCTTAATGTTTACGCACACACAAGCATTTTATAATAGATCATTAAGAAATACAGTTATTGCTTTCGGATCAATATTTGAATCGTTGTATATTTCCCGCTATGATACTGATGGTGTTACAGAAAAAGAACAAATCAGAGTTCCACTGGAATATGGAAATAAAGAAAAATTTGTACAGACATTAAGCAAAGACACCACAGGTAGAGTTCAAATAACTTTACCAAAGATGTCCTTTGAGATTACAAATATACTATATGACCCAAGCAGAAAAGTAAATAGAATGAATAAGCGAGCAGGATATGTAGATGATATCTACAAAAGCATGTTTGCTGAAGTTCCATACAATATTGGATTTGGATTATATGTTTACACACGACATATGGATGATATGTTGCAAATTGTTGAACAAATAATTCCCTACTTTGCACCAGATTATACTGTAAGTGTAAAAATGAACGATCTGCATGAAACTGTAGATATACCTTTTGTATTAAATGGTGTAAATATAAATGAAGATTATGAAGGACCACTAGATACTAGAAGATCATTAGTTGGTGTTTTAGATTTTACTGCAAAAACTTACATATATCCGAAGATATGTGGTGGTCCTGGAAGTGTCATTCTTCGTTCTGATCTTGATCTATACAATGGAGTGACGGGACAAGTATATTACGGAGATGTTGGATATACTGGCGATTTAGATACTGGATCCATTACACAAGTAACTGGAGATTGGCCTAGACCATGAATGAAAATAAAACAGCGGAAGATAAACTTTCAGATATTTTGGATATTGAAATATCGAAAAAAGAAGAACCAATTATTTTAGCAGAATTCCCGATCAAAGAAGTAAAAATAAAAAGAAAAGATCAAGTTCGTCAAGATTTTGATTCTGCTCGAAAAAATATGAAAGAACTTATAAGCAAGGGATTTGAATCTCTTGATGGAATCATGAAAGTGGCAGAAGCAGGCGATTCCCCCAGAGCTTATGAAGTTGCATCTATTTTGATTAAAACAATTAGTGAAGTAAATACTGATTTAATCAATATGCACAAGACAACTGCTGATGCACTTGGAGCAAATAAAGTTGTAAAGAATACAACAAATAATTCAATATTTGTTGGATCTACTAGAGATCTTCAAAATATTATAAATCAAACTCGTAGTCAATTGAAAGCGATACCAACGGAAGATATAGATCATGACAGCTAAAAAAGATGGTTATCTTGGAAATCCAAATTTAAAACCAGTAGGTGTACAGCAACAATTTTCTCCAGAGCAAGTTCAAGAATATATTAAGTGTGCGAATGATCCTGTATATTTTGTTGAAAAATATGTAAAGATTGTTGCTGTAGATAAAGGTCTTGTCCCGTTTGAGATGTATGACTTTCAAAAAGATCTTATTGATAAGTTACATCATAATAGATTCGTAATAGGAAAATTACCCCGTCAGGTTGGAAAGACCACCACGGTTGGTGCTTACCTATTACATTATGTTCTTTTTAATCAGAACATGAATGTTGCTATATTGGCAAACAAACAATCAACTGCTATTGAAATTCTGGGAAGAATTAAGTTGGCATATGAATATTTACCAAAATGGTTACAGCAGGGTGTTATAGAATGGAATAAAGGATCTATTGTTTTAGAAAACGGATCTAGAATTCTGGCAGCAGCAACATCATCATCTGCAATTCGTGGTGGATCTTTCAATTGCATTCTGCTTGACGAGTTTGCTCACATTCCAACCCAGATAGCAGAAGAATTCTTCACCTCAGTCTATCCAACTATTACTTCTGGTCAATCTACCAAGATGTTCATCATTTCAACCCCAAATGGGTTGAATATGTTCTACTATTATTGGAAGGGAGCAATCAACAATCAGAACGGATATGTTCCCTTTGAAGTTCACTGGAGTCAAGTACCAAAATATCCAGGCGGTCCACTGAGAGATGAGCAGTGGAAGAAAGAAATGATATCTAAAACTTCTGAGAAGCAATTCGAGCAAGAGTTCGAGTGTGACTTCTTGGGCAGTTCTAACACTTTGATATCCGCAGATAGATTACACACATTAGTTTATAGTAAACCTGTAATTCGAACAAAAGATGGAATGTCGATATATAAAGAACCAATAAGAAAAGATCCAGAAAACGAAAAATCTACAGATCACATTTATTTTATAACTGCTGATGTTGCAGAAGGACAAGGTAAAGACTATACCGCACTTACAGTAATAGATGTTACGGAATTTCCATATAGAGTAGTTGCAGTATACCGAAATAATACAGTATCACCCCTTCTATTTGCATCTGTACTAAAAACAGTTGCTAAAAAATATAACAATGCTTATGTCTTAATAGAAATAAACAGTATAGGATTTGAAGTTGCCAATGTTTTGCATACGGATTTGGAATATGAAAATATTGTCAAGACTGCTATGATGGGAAGAAAGGGTCAAATCATAACTGAAGGGTTTGGTAGTGTCAAAAAAGTCCAAATGGGTGTAAAGACTTCAGTTTTAACAAAAAAGGTTGGTTGTCAAGTTCTCAAAAATATGATTGAAGAGGACAAACTAATCGTTGAAGATGCTGATATTATTTCGGAATTTACGACATTTATATCTAAAAAGCAAAGTTTTGAAGCAGAAGATGGTCATAATGATGACTTGGTAATGTGTTTAGTTTTATTTTCTTGGGCAACCAGACAACAATATTTTAAAAACTTAACAGATATGGATGTTCGGTTGGCAATGTACGAAAGAGATATTGAAAAAATAGAAGATGAGATGTTGCCATTTGGGTACTATGTGGATGGTACTAGCGATTCGGATGAATCCCCAGAAGAATTCAAATGGAATTGGAATGGTGGAGAAGAATGGTTAATTCATTCAAAACAAGACATAAATATTCCAAAAATTGGTTTTTATAGAAAAAATCTATAAATATAAAATTTAATAAATACACATAGTAATCAAGGAGAGAAACATGGCAAGACCAAATGTTCAATTTAGACTAATCGATGAATCTTTTGTCGTTCCCGACTCAGAAGCAGCATCAGCATCAATAGGCGCAGTATTTAATCAATCAAAAGCATTTTTACCTCTGGGAAATACAGCAGAAAGAGAAGCTGGATATTTTTATATACCAAATCTAAACTCTTTATTTGGAAGAGTAAGTGATTATGTTGTTAGATTGGCGGGAGGAAATGCAGCACTTGCAGGAATAACTGCATGGACAGTTGGTTCCTGTGCTGCAAGTATAATTGATGGAACTCACGAACCAGCAGGACATACTGATATTAAAGCATTTCCAAAAGAATTTTGGCCTATTCATAACTTTTTACAATATGGTGGTGGATGCTATGTTGGATTTGAAACTCCAACCAAAGCAACATATAGTGAAGAATTTGCAAATTTAGGGTTTGATGTTATATTCCAGGGTGGAGAATCTGGTGCAAATTATGGTGGGTCG